GGGCCGTTCATGCACATGGTCATCGACGAGAAGGATATTCGGCCAGATCAGGCCATCGCGGTCGTCTTCGCCCTTCACGCGGCGGCTATCGCGCTCGGTGTTCTCGATCCGCACGACGCGCCATGGGGCTGTTGACGGGAAAATAATCCGGTGATACAAATTACCGTTATCCAAGCCCGATTTTGTGAAACAACCTCGCCGCCGCCATGACATCATCTCTGGCCGCGCGGCCTTCTCTCGCGAAAATCCCCCCGCTTGCCGTTATCGAGGCCGAGATTGCTCGTCGCGCGCGGGAGCGTGAACGGATCGACGTCGAGAACAACGCTGCGGCGATTAGGGCGCGATGCCAGACGTTCGCCGGCTTCGTCCGCGAGGCATGGCATGTGCTTGAGCCGAACTCGACGTATATCCATTCTTGGCACATCGACGCTATTTGCTCACATCTTGAGGCGGTTACGGACGGTCGGATTACGCGGCTTCTGATCAACGTCCCGCCAGGCTCGATGAAATCGCTACTTGTTTCTGTCCTCTGGCAGGCTTGGGAATGGGGGCCGAAGGGAATGCGCTCAATGCGCTACCTTTCGACGAGCTTCAACGATGTCCCGGTGAAGCGCGACGTTCGCAAGAGCCGCGACTTGATGCTTTCGGAGTGGTATCGCGGGCTTTGGCCAGATGTCATCATGACCAGGACGGGCGAGACATCATTTGCCAACGCTTCGACAGGAACTCGGGAAGGCGTCGCCTTCGGGTCGCTTACCTCGCAGCGCGGCGACCGCCTACTGATTGACGATCCTCATTCGACCGAGACGGCGGAATCCGAGACCGAGCGCGCCACGACGACGCGACGCTTCCGCGAGGGTGCCGTGAACCGCCTCAACGATCAAGCGCGGTCTGCCATCGTCGTTATCATGCAGCGCCTCCATTCCGAGGATGTTTCCGGGATCATCAAAAAATACGGGATGGAATTCGTCACGCTTTGCCTCCCGATGGAATTTGAGACGGCAAGCGCCTGCTCGACGGTAATTGGATTTTCGGACCCACGCACGCACGAAGGTGAATTGCTCGACCCAGTGCGATTCCCGCGCGAAACGGTTGAAAAGCTCAAGCGCGACATGGGCTCTTATGCGTTCTCCGGGCAGTATCAGCAGCGCCCGGCCCCGCGCGACGGCGGATATTTCCAGAGTGAATGGCTTATCCCCGTCGATGCAATGCCGCCTCGGGACAGCCTGCGGATTTATGGGGGCTCTGACTATGCCGTCACGTCAAATGGCGGTGACTACACTGTTCATGCTGTCCTTGGCCTGGACGTTGATGGCAATCCGTGGCTTCTGGACCTTTGGCGCAAGCAGGCGGCGTCAGACGAGTGGGTCGTGGCGCTATGCGATCTGGTCAAGAAGTGGAAGCCGATGGCCTGGGCTGAAGAGTCCGGGCAGATCAAAAGCGGCGTCGGCCCGTTTCTGGAGCGAGAGATGCGTGCTCGTAAGGCCTACACCGCGCGAGAGCAATTCCCGACGAAGGGCGACAAGGCCGTCCGGGCACAGTCGTTCCGAGGCCTGATCGCAACATGTGGGTTGAGAATACCAGCTCTGGTGCCTTGGCGGTCGGACTTCGAATCGGAGTTGATGAATTTCCCGGCCGGCGTTCATGATGACGCGGTGGACGCCTGTGGGCTAATTGGGCAGCTCCTCGACAAGATGATTTCAGGGCCGTCGCAGATCAAGCCGGAAGTCAATGCCCGCGACGACTACCGCGAAACTCGCTCGGTTGAGCGAGATGAGGCGCTTGATCCGCTCACGATATAGGGCGGTGTTTGTCTGGATGACGCTTCCCCGCTTCGTATCCAGCGAGAAATATTGCCCAAACAAGAACTCCTGACCCAATAAACATCAAAATCAGCGGAATGAACGCCGGGTCTGCCACAAGATCACTGATCGTCATCACGTTTCTCCTTCTGCCGTCTAAACCAAGTCCTTCGGCTCATGCCGAGCGCAAGCCAAGGCCGGGTCGCTTCCAATGTGGACGTGGCGTCTCCAAGTCTAGGCCGTCCACCATTACTGGCGCGCTTATGGCACAAACGTCAAGCGCACAGATGGCACTAAAGCAAGATGAGCAATTAAGCATGAGCCCCACCTTCAAAGATTGCACCAGCACAACCATCGCCTCAATCGTCCCCGGCCGCTCCGACGCGGAAGTAGCTGTTGATTTGCGAAAGCGCCTCGAAGCCGCTCTCGGCAATGTCGTCTCGATCATGGACGATGCGAACGAAAGCGGGCTTCAGGTATCGTTTCAGTTGGGGCGCGATAGTTACGGAAAGAACCGCATCAACGAACTTGGCATTGTACGCCCGCTGTGATCCATGCGCGGGGCGTCATCCTTCGGCTCCCGACGCTTGGCGACTATCCGGCATGGCGGGCGCTGCGAGAGGCGTCCGCCGACTATCTCGCCCGAGTGGAACCGGACTGGCAGCCGCCCGTGGACGAAGAGAGTTTCGCGCGTCAGGTCGCCGAGGCCGAAGCCGTCGCGCGGGAAAGCCGGGGCTATTCGTTCCTGATATGCCGGCCGAACGGCGATCTTGTCGGCGGCGTTACGCTCGGACCGTTCGTCGATAGAGTCGGGTTGCTCGGAACATGGATCGGGACTCCGTTCGTTGGGCGAGGTTACGCGGTGCGCGCGGTCGGCGTGGTTCTCGACATTGCGTTCGAAACGCTTGGGCTCAACAGCGTCGCGGCTTCTGTCCTTCCCGACAATGACCATTCGATAAGGGTGCTTGAGAACTTCGGATTCGAGCATGACCCGGATCGCAATATCGTGCTTCGCGTCGCGGACGCGCCGAAATTGCATTGTGTCTACGTCCTGAAAAAGGAAGATCGACGATGAGAAAATTCGCATTGGCCGTCGCCGCGGCGATGTTCGCAACCGGCTCTCTGGCGCAGACGGTCGTCCTAGACCAGACGCCGGCCCCATCCCCGACGCAAAACACAATCTCCGAGCTGATGACGGAGAGTATCGCCGTTTCGGGCGGGACGCTGTATGTCAGCACGCTCGCGCAGTCGCGCCAGAACGGCGGCAACGGCCAGCCGCAAGCGGTGTCGTCGGTGTTTGTTCCGACAGGCGCGGGCGGCGGCTTGGTTCGCTATCTCGCCTTGACGAACGCGAAGTCTGACCTCGGCGTCCCGATGACGGCCGCCGCCGGCACGCCAGCGGGCACGGTCGGCATATCGCGCTCGGTTGGCGCGAGCATGGTTCTGGTCGGCGAGGCTACGTCGGGCGCCGCGAACAAGACCGACAAGGCGATGTTTGAGTTGGACCTGGCGGATACCTATGTCGCCGGCGCGTCCATCGCGGTCACCGTCAACTGCAATTACTCTGGCACGGTCGTCACCGCGGCGAACACGACGATGACGGTTGCGGCTTACACCGAGGTCAACGGCGTCGAGACGGCGATCTCCGGCATTACGGCGGCGCAGCAAATCCCGGCCACAGCGGGAAACCTGACGTTTACGATCCCCGGCACGGGCTTGGTTCCCGGCTCGCATGTCGCGGTTGAACTGGTGATGCTCGTTACGTCGGCGTCCGGCGCCGTGATTGGTTCCATCAATTCCGTCGCGATGACGATGTAATGGCTGAATCGACCGTTCAGTCCAACAATGCGAAAATAGAGTTTCGCGGCAAAGCGGAGCATGAAATGCCAGTTGTGAGCAAGGCCCAAAACGCCGCGATGCATAGCGCCGCCGAGGGCAAATCAACGCTCGGGATACCGGCCAAGGTCGGGAAAGAGTTCGTCGCGGCGTCGCGCGGCAAGAGCGTCAAGAAGCTGCCGAAGCATGTCCGCAAGGCCGCGAAGCGCGGGCTGATCTCTCCCAAGCAGATGGCGAAAATGCATGACTGAGTTCGGCCGCAGAATTTACACGCAAAATGTCGTGTTGCGCGGCTCTCTCTCGGAAGTGCAATGGCGCTATTTCCTTGTGCGCGCGGTCCAGGCGCTTGGGATGACGCCGGCCGGCGCTCCGGCGGTTTGGAGATATCCAACGGAAGACGGCAAGGGCGGAAACGGCATGACGGCGTGCCAGCCCCTTACCGAAAGTTTTATAGTCCTCGACACTTGGGATCAACACGACGGGGCTTATTTACACATTTCGTCCTGCCAGAAATTCGACATTACGGGGCTAATTGCGCCGGCTAGAGAATTTTCGCTCGGCGTCGATTTCATGGGTCG